GTGTGGGCAGACAAGCTCGAGAATTTTCTTAATGAGCTAGCTGTCCACCCAGATGTGGTCTGGGATGAGTACTACCCCAAACTCGTGGGTGCGTACTACAGGGCTGTCCCCAACGGGGACTTTTCCTTTTCCCCGACTCGATTGGAACGCATGAAGAGGTGGCGTTCGCGCTCCCTGCTCATGGGTACGTTCTGTGAAGAGGAGCCTCACCGCGAGGACAATCAAATCCACGTATTCGGTGACAGCATGGCTGAAAACCCGTTGCGTGTGTCACACGATTTAGCTTATAATGCGGCCCAAGGAGACTTGCGTCTAGCAGGCGATCGTGTAGAGGGTGCCGAAAGGCAGGACGCGTTGGCCCTGGGATCTGAAGCCTATAACAACGCCCACACACAAGGTCCGTGGTTGGTCGGCCATGGTGCCCGGAGTAAAGCCCGGGATATCTCGACATCGAATAATGACATCAACAATACCCTTGCCATGGGTGAAACTGGCCAAGACGGTGTGGCGCTCGTGCACACTGCACCGGCAATCACAGCTGCTCGCGAGTCCGATAGGGAACTGGACCCTAAGATCGCGATGCAGTATGCACCAAATGAGATTGGCACTGTGGCTGATTACTTAAATAAGCAGGTTCCGGTGGACGACTTTAATTGGTCGACCGCTGATGGCATTGGGCTCCTCAAAGTTGATGAGGAGTCCTGGAACTATGTTTCAGGGACCAACCTGTGGATTGAGAAGCTCACGGGTTTCTACGGAGTCCGAGGTACTCTGTGTTTGAGGCTCACTATCAATGGGACTCCGTTCCATAGTGGGCGTCTTCGACTCTGTTATTACCCCGACGCCTCGTCCTCGAACAATAAGTATCGTAGTCACACGTTCAACTTCATATCTCTGTCACAACTTCCAGGAGTTGAAATCGAGGCCAACGAGTCGAGCGTTGAACTTAAAATTCCGTATGTCACGGTGTCTAGGTTCATCGAACTCACTTCCTCGAAGCGTACATGGGGCCGCAT